GAGGGCTATGGGCAGGTTTCTTATGGAGGCAAGATATGGTGTCAGGTTTAGGAAATGTCTACGTTGATGGGCAATTGATTTCCACTAATAAGGGAGACCAAGAACTCTGGATTGAAAGTAAGGATATTGAACTCAACACTCGAGGGCATAAATACATAGACACTTTCAATGCAGAGATGAAGAACTCAGGCTCCTCCACGGCGAAGATTAAGCTGGGCTGGAGAGACCGCCTCGAAGACCCGATTAAGTGGACTGATTGGTTTCCTCTCAGTGATTTGGATAATCTTTGCTGGACAAGAATCACAGGGAGGTTCTTCCGCATCCGCATTGAGGATGTTGGCGCGGAAACTATTTGGAAATTGTCTGCCCTGGAATTTTTCGGGCAGCAAATGAATGGGAGACTCTAGGATGGCTGATTTTTCAAACCTCCCAAGTCCGGAGGAATATCAGGACTGGCGTTCTTGGGCCGCGATTGTGGTAGGGAACCTCCGCGCGCAACAGGCCAACCCGCAGGTGGTCAATCTGGGGTTGTATATTTGGGACTCCAGCAAGCCAAGAAATGGTCTACCTCCTGCAGTGGACGGCGACCAGATTAGGGTTAAAAAGGACGGGAAAATTTACCTGGGGGTTTATGATAATGACAGTGGATGGGTTTTATACAGTCCCCAAGGATAGAGCAAACTGGCTGTTTGAGGTGGACTTGGATGCCCTGGGTGTGAAGTGGGTCTGTCTGAGGAGATATGGTTGCTATGCACTTTTTCTCCAGGGGAATGGCAGGGCCGAGGCTCACTGGACTTGCCTGCCTAGGGTAGATGTTTGGAATGCCCTCAGGTTTTGCCAGGAAGTTCTGCCTGTGGCGAAGAAAATCCTGGGTGTGCCAAAGTTCTATGGCCTGACCCCGGTGAGTAACCTCCGGGCGCTCAAAATGGCCAGGCTTTTAAAATTCCGCCCACTGGGATTTAGTAAGTTTAACAATATTGTTTGTCTAGTTAGTGTAAAGGAGTTTGACAATGGGTAGTGTTGTTGGTGCTATTGCAGGGCACTCTAACGCGAAATCCGAGAACAAGGCGAACGCTGCCTATGCGGCTGAGCTTAATGGAGTTCGGAATCAGATTAGAGATGCCTATGCGGAAGCCCAAAAAGGCTGGGTGGATTATATCCCAGAACTTCAACAGGGCATTTCAGGGAATATAAATTTTGCGAATCAGATTGCAGGGCGGAATTCTGCATACAATCAGTATCTGGGAAACGAGGCTGCGAATAGTCTTGGGCTGGGTTATAGAAAAGCTACGGAAAGCATTGCTCCGCAGTTGGAGGGTGAAACCTATAACCTGATTAAACAGA